TGCATATTTAAAAGGCACTTACACCGGGAACGTTGAAAACGTAGAAGTTGCATTAAAAAACTGGCTTTCAACCCGCGAGAAAAAAGAAAAAGTGTTTGTGGAAGCACCGCACTTTATCGAAATTCCGACCGCCAAGAAAGTGTTTTCAGCGTTAGATATGGCCAAGATTTTGCCAACCATGGTGACCGTTTACGGCGCGAGCGGTGTGGGTAAAACAAAAGCATGCCAAGAATACAAAAAAGCCAACCAAAACGTGTGGATGATTACCGCAAGCCCAGCGCGCGCAACATTAAGCAGTATTTTGTATGAGTTAGCCCTTGAGTTAGGTATTAACGATGCGCCACGCCGTAAAGACCGCCTATCACGCCTAATTACTAAAAAGCTCAAAGGCACACAGGGTTTGGTCATCATTGATGAAAGCGACCACCTTCCTTATGACGCGTTAGAAGAGATCCGAATTATCCAAGAAGAAGCTGAAGTAGGCTTTGCATTAATTGGTAACGATAAAGTTTACACCCGCATCCAAGGCGGCGTAAACCAGGCGCATGAATACGCGCGTTTATGGTCACGAATTGGTAACAACTGCGGCGTTAAAGCTAGCACAAAAGGCGATATTAAAGCCATCGCGCAAGCCTGGGGGCTTGATATAGCCGACAAGGATTTAATGACCGTCCTTTATGACATCGGCGGCAAGGCGGGCGGCTTACGCGCTTTAACGCAATATTTACGCCTAGCCGGCATGACAGCGAAAGGACAAGGCACTGTCATCACACTAGACCTAATTTTAACCGCCCAAGCACAAATGAAAGGAGCGAACTAATGACAAGCATTACAAAAAACAACACCTTGCGCGAGCAAACTAAACCACATCCAGTGTTTGGTGGCTGCAACAAAATCGCCCTAGGTTACTTATCACAAACGCAAAAATGCGTGTTTGAGTTAAACAAAATGGGTTTGCATGTATTAAACATTGAGTTTGACAAAATCAAACCGCGCGTACGCATTGAACCGAACGCATTAACGAAGAAATTTGAAAAAACAGGCCAGGCGCTTGCGTATATCCAAGGCAACGACGGCGTGCATTTTGCCGAATATCAAATGATGGTCGAAGGCATCAAGGTAATTTGGCGCAGTTATTTACACTAAAAACCAGGAGGAAAAAATGGCAAAAAAACCAACCCGAATTAAAACCGACACATTTGCAGTGCGTTATCAAACGCGCGATGAAGTGGAAGTGGCAATTAAAGAGATCGGCGATTTAAACCGCGAATTAGAACGCCTAGCGATTGAACAAAACGACCGCTTGGCCGCAATCACCGAAGAATACGCCCCATTAATGAATGCAATCAAAGAAAAGCTCGCGCCAAAACAAGATGCAGTGCAAGCCTGGTGTGAAAGCCGCCGCGATGAATTGACATTAAACGGCAAAACCAAAACAGGCACTTTTAATACCGGTGAAGTGCAATGGCGACAACGCCCACCGTCAGTCGGTATTCGCGGCACAGATAGCGTGATTGAAAGTTTGCACACGTTAGGCCTGGTTCGTTTTATTCGCACCAAGGAAGAAATCAACAAAGAGGCTATGTTAAATGAGCCTGAATTAGCCGCAACGGTGGCTGGTGTAACGATTAAAACCGGTGTGGAAGATTTTGTGATCACCCCTTTTGAACAGGAGGCGAAATAATGCCAGCCTGGGCATTGAACCCGGTTTCCTATTTGATTGCCGGGGTAATTCTAAGCCTAATAGTGGGCATATTAGACCAGGAATAAAGCCTATTTAAACGCTCTTTAAACCCTAATTTAAGGGGCGTTCATAATAAGTTTTAACCAACCATAAAAGGAAACAAAAAATGGAAAATATCCACAAGTTTAACCGCTTTAAATATTACAGCGAAAAAGCCGCAAAAAGTGAACGCCAAGGCGACTTGCAAGATGCCAAGGAACAATGGGCTATCGCAGAACTTAATGCGAGCGGCCAAAAAAATAAAGAATGGTGCAAACGCCGCGCCGCGTTTTGTGACCGAGTAATTAGAAAACCTTTCTAGGAGGAAATCATGGCGAAATATATAGCACGTTTTTACTGTTTAGTAGAAGCCGTTGTTGAAGCAGAAAGCAACGAACAAGTTTTAGACATGTGCGACCTAAATGTATGCGATGTAAATAAACTACCGCACACCATTACAGAAATCACTGACGTGGTTGAAGTGGAGGAAGTATGACTGAAAAGAAAGCGCAAGTCACCGAGCAACTGGCACAGATTATGGAACAAATCGAAGCAGCAAAAGAACAGTGGCTGGTTGATGATTCAGAAGGGGCTTTGTTGCTATTACAAGCAGCAAGCAGAGAGATGAAAAGTGTGGCGTGGCGAATGACGCCAGTGTTGGGGTGAGTATGAAAGTGCTAGATGAACACATCCTTGAGTATATTTGGGATGAAACATTAGACCGTATTGCGCAAGGAACCTTAGTGACTTATATCGGTGGTAGCGTTGGCACGTATAGTGATGATCATGCAGAGAAAAGAGCAGAAGACTTTGCAATATTGGGCGTAAGCCAACTTATTGCCGGCTCTGGATTAAGCGAAAGTCAATTTAGACGGCGGATTAAAAAGCTTATGGTACAAGGTGTTTTATTGCAACGCATTGGGCCAAATAGCTTTGTGATTAACTCAGAGGTGATTAAAGACGCAGCGGTACAAGCCGCACGATGTTGGCGTTCAATCGGTGTGCCGTATGGTATGGACGATAGCGGTAAAGCCTGTAAAACCTTACCTATTAACGCTCTGCCGAGAAGCATTTTTGAGTTAAAGACCAATTGTTATCGGATTTTGAGAAACCAATATCCCACTTATTAAAGGAGCAAATATGAAACCTGAATTTAGATATTTTAAATGTGCATTAAATGTTGAGCCAGTGAAATCGCTAGACCAAAAATGGCGGTCAGAACGCGAACAAAGAGACGAAAAGTTGGAAGTTATTTTTGCAACTATCCCTTTTTATGAATATTGGCGAGGTAATGAAAATAGTATATGGGGCATCGTTTGTAGTTTAGATAATCTTGAATTTTTCAAAATCAAAGATGACAAGGCCTATAAATTCGAAATGGTCGAAAATGAGAAAGTTGTCATCACCGGCAATGGCAGAACAAAAGTTGGTAAGGCATTTAACGCTAAGATCCAAAGCGTTAGAGATATTTTAAATCAATACCCAAGTTTTAATGATTTTATGTTGAGAAAACTAAAACTAACTTGCTGGGTGCTTGGAGCACGTACTGGTTACGTGTCTGTATGTGGTGTTGCAAGTGACCACTTTATTGTGTCAATACCGGTGAAATCAGAGGGCTTTGGTGGGGATAAATTTCCCGCAATTCCGGAGTATTTAACGGAAATCAAACAGAGTGAATTTTTAGCATTACAGGGGAAATAGATTATGCCAAATTGGTGCGTAGGTGATTTAAAAATTAGAGGCAAAACTGACGATATAACTAAATTTTTAACAGAATGTATCGAAGGTTGCGAATTTAAAATCGACGAATGGGGCTCGCTAGAAATCAAAAACATTAGAGGGCAAGCAATCAAAGGAGCTCGACGTGTTTTTTGCGACAACCCAAATGAAATCATTGAGGGATATGAGTTGGAGAATGGGTATATCGTTGTTGTCCCAATCTCAGCTGCTTGGGTATTAAGTCCGCCAGAAATGATTGAGTTAAGCAAAAAATTTAATGTTGATTTTAGGTTTTATGGATTTGAATGGGGACAAGCGTTTAATCAAGAGTTAGAAATCATAAAAGGTGAATTAACTTTAGATAAATGTATCGAATTTAAAAATTACATTTGGGAATGCCCTATGCCTTATCTTGGGGGATAAAACCCATTTACAGCCCATTTAAGCCACGTTTAAGTGGGCTGAATAATGTGTTTTAAAAAGGAATAAACAATGCATAAAACTAAACCAAAGCTGATCCAGCTAATTCATATAGCCAAGCAAAAACTGGCAATGGATGAATATAGCTACCGCGCCATGCTTGAGCGCGTTACCGGGAAAACATCATGCAAAGAAATGAGCGTGGCGGAGTTAATGAAAGTGGAAGCGGAAATGGAAGCCAAAGGATTTAAGAAAACCAGCCGCCGAAATCATTCACCAAGCGGGAAAAACGCGGTTGTAAAAAGCAACATTGCGTACAAAATCCGTGCTATTTGGATTGAAATGAGCAAGAAAGGATTGGTGCGCGATGGGTCGGAAACCGCATTAAACAAATGGGTGCGCGGTGTGGTGAATCCGATATTAACGGCTCAAAACAAACCGCTTGCGCTGAATGTAGGCGCATTAAACGACCAAATGGCTGGTTTAGTGCTTGAACGCCTGAAAAAATGGCAAGCAAGAGGTGGTCTATGAAATTATGCCGCTGTCCTGTATGCCACTCCGATATTCATTTAGACCAACTGTTAGAAGATGAAGCTGGGCGAGAAATTTTAGGGCTGCTCACCGAGTTAAAATATGGTGTAGCCCGCCCTTTGGTTTCATACATTGCACTATTTCGCCCGGATAAATCAGCGCTAAGCAACTCAAGAGCGGTTAAATTAATGCGCGAAGTGTTAGATTTATTCCCTCCTTCTCAATTATTAGCCCACTGTTTGAGTGAAACGGTCAATTCGGTGCAGAAAAAACGCCGAGAAAGCCGAAATCTCGCCCCGCTTAACAATCACCGCTATTTAATGCAAGTGATGGAAACGAACCGACCACTCTTTTCCGGTACAGGTTCGGCCGCCGTAAATAACGCAGAACGCCAACAGGCAGAGCGCGCCAATCACGGCAATGATGATATTGAAAACACCATTTTATATATTGAGCGTTTTTATCAGCTAGGCCAGCCGGTGGAACACTTGCCAGGCTATGATGTATGGAAAAAGTGGAAAGATAAACAGCAAAAATGAACTTTTTTTAACCGCCGAAAGGCGGTTTTTTTATTTATAAATCAAGTAATTATTTTCAAACAAAAACTTGACTTGCAAAAATAATCCGCACAACGCATTGTAAAATCGCTATAATTTTGAACAATAGTGATCGTCCAACTAGTAGAGGTGGCTATGTTGAATGCAAGCAATGAACAAATTGAAACGTTTAATGAGAAAGCGCCTGAAATTTTGGCGGATTTAGCAAAACACACAGAAGTAAAAATTAAAGAAAAAATCGCTGATATTGAGCCAAAACTCGCCCAGCAAATCAGCATTGAAGTGGCAAACCATATCGCACAATGCTGGGGCGGTGAGGTGATTTATATTCCACGAAACCTTGTTTTATTACTAAACGAACGCGACCGGAAGATTTTCAACGAATTCAACGGCACAAATCACCGTGAACTCGCACGAAAATACAACGTGTCAATGCAGTGGATTTATCAGATAGTGAAAAAAATCACAAAAGAAGAAATTGCAAGACGTCAGTTTGATATGTTTGGTAACTCATAAGCGATAAAAATGACAAAAAACGTCCGAAAGGGCGTTTTTTTTGGGGGAAAATCAAACAAATTAAGAGTATGATAAGAATGGTTATTTTA